AACCTGAACATCGCGCGCTCGGTCTCGGACTCGACCCTCGGGGTCCGCCCCGCTTTTGTCGTCTGAAATCTGCTCACTGTCACCTGATAGCCGGGCGATAGCCCGGCGGAGATCGAATGAGTCGATCCCCTCGCACAACGCGACCCGACAGGACCGGAGATCTGCTGATCAAAATGCGCGGCAAACCTCGTACTTCTAGTGCGAGGAGGATAGCGCGAACCGCTTGCGCGGCTCTTGTTTGACTTACTGAAAACAAGGCGTTACAGTATGGGCCATGAAGACCGTGCAGCGTGCCTACAGATACCGTTTCCATCCAACGCCGGAGCAAGCCGAACAGCTTGCCCGGACGTTCGGGTGTGTCAGGTACGTGTACAACCACTTCTTGCGACAGCGAACCGATGCTTGGTACGAGCGACAGGAGCGGGTCGGCTACAACGACACCGCAAAAATGCTCACCGGTCTCAAGAAAGAGACCGAGACGGCCTGGCTTCAGGATGTCTCCAACGTCTGCCTGCAGCAGTCGCTGCGCAATCTCGACACGGCATTCAAGAACTTCTTCCAAGGCCGGGCCAAGTACCCGACGTTCAAGAAGAAGCAGGCACGCCAGTCGGCCCGCTACACCACCAGCGGCTTCTCCTACCGCGATGGCAAGATCAAACTCGCCAAGCACAAGGAACCGCTGAACATCCGCTGGAGTCGTCATTTCACCGGCACGCCATCCAGCGTCACGGTGAGCAAGGACAGCGCGGATCGCTACCATGTCTCGATCCTGGTCGAGGAAGACATGGCCGCACTCCCGTTCAGCAAGCAGGAGGCCGGTATCGACCTGGGGCTGACCCATGCGGTCATCACCAGCAACGGGCAGAAGGTCAACAATCACCAGTATCTCAAGCAGTCCGAGAAGAGACTGGCTCGCGCCCAGCGCCGCCTGTCACGCAAGAAAAAAGGCTCAGCGAATCGCGCCAAGGCAAAGCTCAAGGTCGCACGAATCCATGCTCGGATCGCCGACCAACGCCAAGACTTCGCGCACAAGCTGACCACGCAGCTCATTCACGAAAACCAAGTCGTCGCTGCGGAATCGTTGCAAGTGAAGAACATGCTCAAGAACCGCTCGTTGGCGAAGGCCATCAGCAACGTGGGCTGGCATCAGATCACCACGATGCTGGCCTACAAGGCCGAGTGGTACGGACGAGACTTTGTTCAGATAGACAAGTGGTACCCCTCAAGCAAGCGTTGCCACGCCTGCGGTCACCTCACCGACACCCTGCCGCTATCAGTCCGCCATTGGGACTGCCCAGCCTGCGGTGCCCGTCACGACCGCGACATCAACGCTGCCAAGAATATTCTCAAGATGGGCAAGGCCATTCTGGCGGGTGCCGACAAGCTGCGAGAGCACGAGCAGAAAACTACCGTGGGGCGCACGGGAGGTTAAGCCTGTGGAGTCTGTGTCAGTCTCTGCGGGCAATCCCAAGGAGCAGCGGACTATGAAGCAGGAACCTGGAAGGCAACAACCAGGAATCCCCTTCCTTCAGGGAGGGGAGGACGTCAAGGGCCGGCGATCAAAGCGCTACGTCCAGGCTCGCCGCAAGCGCATGCGCAAGCTGCCGCTCAGCACGATGACGCGGCGCGAGGTGGCCGAGCTGATGGGTGTCTCCGAGGTCACGGTACTGCGAGACGAGCGAGCCATCGGCCGCTCATGCCGGATCCACACCCGAGCCGAGATCTCGCACCTGGGCGTTGCTGCTCGGCAAGCGATTCGATCGACGCCGACCCTCGAGGAGCGTCAGCAGGAGTCGTCTCGGCTCATGGGGCGCTGGATTAGGTTGCCCATCGCCCGGGTCGGCTGACCCATCGCGGCGGAGCGATTGATCGCGTCAATCACGCGGGTCCTCTGTGGGGCAGAACACATATGGTGACATCGAGCGCGGAATATCTCTTCCCACACAGCACTCGTTTGGGTACCACCCCCTCTACAGACCACGGAACACGGGGCCTACAGAGGGGGTCTGTTCGCGCCCTTCGCGTGGCCCATCCCCGCAGGGGTCTGGCGGACCCTTCGAACTGGAAATATGCAGCCCGGCCGCCCTGTTGGGGCCCGCCCTGATGGCTCGCAAGAAGACCGCGCCGAAGCTGCTGAACCTCACCCAGGCCTCCAAGGAGCTGGGCGTCACGCGCCGCGCCATCCGCAAGCACTTCAGTGACGCACCCGAGCTGAATCACGGCACCGCGCACCGGCCGCAGGTGGACCTCGAGGAGCTGCGCGCCTGGCGACAGGCCAACTGCAGCGACGCGAAGCGCCATGGGTCGGCCAGCCATCTGGCCGGATCCGGGGATGACGCGAGCGTCGACAGTGGCGAGGACGTCCCGCCGGTTACCGACGGCATCAGCTACAACGAAGCTCGCCGGCGGCGGGAGGTGCTCCGGGCCCGGAACGAGGAGATCGTGTACCAGCAGAAATCGGGTGAGCTGATCCCGGCGACCGAAGCCCTCGAGCTGGTCAACGGCGCTGCGCGGTTTCTGCGAGAGGGGTGGCAGACCCGGGCCCGTCGGCTGGGCACGAAGCTCGCCGAGGCGAAGACCTCGCGGGAGCGGACCCGGATGCTGGTGGCCGAATACGACGATCTCCTGAAAGACCTGGCCGATCGCTATGGGGGCTGAGGCTATGTCCGCCGCCGAGGATCTGCCCGCAAGCGCCTGGCTGCGCGAGCGCTTCGCCCGGGCCATCCGTCCGGTGTCGGATCTGAGCGTCGATCAGTGGGCTGAGCGGGAGCGGGTAGTTCCCCCGGAGAGCGGATCCCCATACCCGGGGCCGTGGCGGCATGAAGTCGCGCCCTACCTGGTCGAGATCATGCAGGTGCTCTCGTTCAACCACCCGGCCAGGAACGTCTGGATCAAGAAGGCGCACCAGACTGGCGGGTCGGAAGTCGGCCTGAATTTCTTCGGCTACTGCGCTGACGTCCATGCCGCGCCGATGCTCATCGTCCTGCCGACGATCGAGGAGGCCTCGAAGTACAACCGGATCAAGCTGCAGCCGATGATCGATGCGACGCCCGCTCTCGGTCCGCATCGGGTCCGCACCCAGCAGGCGCGGGAGGTCGGCGGCTCCACCGGCAGCTTCAAGCGCTTCGTCGGTGGCGGGTTCGCCCAGCTGACCGGTGCGAACAGCTCCTCCGGCCTGCAGATGGTCTCCGTGCGCGCATCGATCTTCGAGGAGATCAGCGAATGGCCCGCCGATGCCGGCGATCGCGGCGACCCCCTCGAGCAGGCCGAGAAGCGGAGCACCGCCTGGAGCGAGGTCGGCTACAAGCGCGTCTATGTGTCGACCCCGGGGATTGCTGGCATGTGCCGGATCTCGGCGGGATACGAGAAGAGCGATCAGCGCCAGCTCTACGTCGAGTGCCCGCGCTGCGAGCTGTGGATCACCCTGATCTTCGACCAGCTCGAGGAAGCGGGCGAGGAGATCGTCCACCGGTGCCAGGCGTGCAAGGGTGAAATTCATCAGCACGAGCGAGACGCGATCGTCGCCGCCGGGCAGTGGGTGCCGTCGTTTCCGGACGAAGAGCATCCCCCGACCACGGTGCTGACGCGGGACGAAGTCGACAGCTGGCGCGATCGCGACTGCGGCCGCCGCGACCACGGTTACTACGTGACGCAGCTGCACAGCCGGATGGTCTCCTGGGAGGACACCTATCGCGGCTGGCTCAAGGCGGAGGGCAACCCGGAAGCGGAGAAGGTGTTTACGCAGCAGGTGCTGGGCGTGGCCTGGGAGCAGGAGCGCGACGCCCCGGGCTGGGAATCGCTGATGCTCCGCCGCGAGGACTACCGGCTCGGCCAGATCCCGCCAGGCGCATTCGTGCTGACGGCCATGGTGGACGTCCAGGGCGACCGCCTCGAGTGGGCGGTCTACGGCTGGGGCGTCGGGATGTCGGCGTGGCTGGTCGACGTCGGCGTCATCACCGGAGACCCGGGCCAGGACGAGACCTGGGACAAGCTGGACGAGACGCTCGTCGGGCGCACCTACCCGGATGCGAACGGCGCCCTCTGGCCCATCGACGCACTCGGGATCGACGCCGGCTACATGAGCCACATGGTCTACCGGTTCGCCCGAGACCGGCGCCGTGAGCGCGTCTTCGCCCTGGACGGCCGCCCGGGGCATACGCACCCACTCATCGGAGCGCCAAAGCGCCAGGCGGTGTCGTGGGGAGGGAAGCGCATCGGCTCGGTCCTGCTCTGGCCCATGGGCACCTGGCCCGCGAAAAGCTGGGTCTACGCCAGCCTGCGGAAGACGGTGGAGGGTCCGGACGACAAGGACCACTGGCCCACGGGTGCCTGGCATTTCCCGACCGAGGTGGGCGAGGACTTCTTCCAGCAGCTGACGGCCGAGTACCTGGATGCCGTGAATCGGGGTGGCCGGATCATCCTCGAGTGGAAACAGGTCCGCCGACAGGCGAACGAACAGCTGGACCTTGCGGTCGGCGCCCTGGTGCTCGCCCACCACCTGGGTCTGGACCGGTACAAGCCCGCGGACTGGGAAGACGTCGCGAACACCCGGGGGATGCCCATGGTCACGGCCTCTGAGGCCGAAGAGAAGACCGACCCGCTTCATCGCCGCGGCCCGACGAAAACCGCAGCGTCCGAGCTCCGGCGCGGCCGTCATCGCCGCCGCCGGCGCACCCTGACCAGCCTCCGGGGGAAATGACATGCCGCAACCGAGCTGTGCCTGCGAGACCTGCCGGCGAATGCGCGAACTCACGGCGAAGCATGATCGCGCGCAGCAGATCCTGGAGAGCGGGGAAGGGGCGCTCTCCCTGAATGTTCACCAGGCAACCGGCTTCACAAATATCGTGATTGAAGCGGAGGACCGCGAGGGTCTGGAAGAGGCTATCGCCATGCTCGAGGAAGAGATCCAATCGGCCCGCGGGCGCCTCGAGCGCTTCGGCCACGCCCGCCCCCGCCGGCGGAAAATCCGCAGTCGCTGGATGGAGAAGCGCTGATGCCCACGGTAGCCGAGCTGACCGCGATGAAGGAGACGCTGATCAAGCAGCGCGCGTCCGGCGTTGCTCGAACCCGCTTCGCGAACGGCCAGCAGGTGGAGTACCGCGGTGACAAGGAGATCGCAGCGGCGATCGCCGACCTCGATCGTCGAATCGACGCGGGCGGGGATAGCAAGCGTCTCCGCCAGATCCGGACCTACTCCAGCAAGGGGCTCTGACCGTGGGCTTCGATATCCAGATTGGCCGCTTCCGCATCAGCGCCGGCGTCGCCCCGGCCTACGAGGGGGCCTCCACCGCCCGGCGGAACAAGGGCGTCTCCGTCCCCAGTACGAGCGGCACCCAGGCGGTCATCGCCAACGGGCAGGAGGCGCGAGACCGCGCCCGGCACCTGGCCCGGAACAACCCGTGGGCGAGCAATGCGGTCGAGGCCTGGGCCAGCAACATGGTCGGCAAGGGCATCGATCCTCGCAGCACCATCGAGAATCGCGACCTGCGCGAGCGAATCCACGACCTCTGGTCCGAATGGACGGAGGTCGCAGACGCCGACGGCGTGCTGTCCTTCGCCGGCCTCCAGAACTGCGTCGCGCGGAATGTCGTCGGCTCCGGCGAGGTCTTCAGCCGCCTGCGGCCCCGCCGCGATCGCCGACTGCCGGTGCCGCTGCAGATCCAGCTGCTCGAGGCCGACCAGGTCCCGTTTCATGTCACCCAGCAGATCGGCAGCAACCGGGTCGTCGCCGGGATCGAGACGAACGCGATCGGCCGGCGCGTGCGCTACCACATGTACCGGGCACACCCGTCCGATCCCCTCGGGATGCGGGATGGTCGCATCGTCCAGGTCCCCGCCAGCCAGGTGCTGCACGTGTACCTGCCGGACCGCCCCGGCCAGATGCGCGGCGCCACCTGGTTTGCATCGGTGCTCCAGAAGCTGCTCGATGTGGACGTCTACGACGACGCCGAGGTCATGCGGAAGAAGACGTCTGCGCTGTGGAGCATTTTCATCGCGCGAGCCGCGGACGAGGGAGCAGCCCCGGCACTGAGCGGCGACCAGGAAATGATTGCCACCACCGGCGACACCGGGGAGGCGGAAGCGGGAATCGAGCCCGGGACGGTCAACGTCCTCGAGGATGGCGAGGAGCCTCACTTCGGACAGCCAGCTGATGTCGGCGGCAACTACGAGGCCTTCATGCGCTCGCAGCTGCAGTCGATCGCCGTGGGCGTCCGGGGCCTGACCTACGAGCTGCTCACCGGCGACCACTCGAAGTCC